AGCGTGGCCGAGTGGTTTAAGGCAACGGTCTTGAAAACCGTCGATGGGCAACTATCCTAGAGTTCGAATCTCTACGCTTCCGCCATATTCAAAGCCCTGATTATTCAGGGCTTTTTGCGTTTTCAGGGTACAGAAAATGTTTGTATCCAGACCTATGGCGTTTCCGCATCCTGCCTTATGATTTCCGCATCTGGTTGATGAGCACCCAGATGTCCCGTGAAAGGATGGCGAATCTTGCGGCTCTGCTTGCCGACGATTTTCGGAAATCAAGGTTCACGCTAAGGGGCATTTGAGAGCAGGCTAGGGCGTTGTGCGGTGTTGGTGTGAGAGAGAGCTCAAGGTAGCCCGTCTAAGCAGCCCTGATACATTTCTGCTCTGCAGTAAGGAGAATGAATGCAAAGCGTTGAGCTTTTTGCGGGTGCAGGTGGCCTTGCTATCGGCATGGCGAATGTAGGCTTCCGACATGCCGCAGTGGTTGAGTGGGATCAATACGCCTGTGAAACCTTTAGAGAGAATCAGATCCATCATACTCTGGCTGTGGAGGGGTGGCCGGTTCATCAGATAGATGCCCGCACATTCGACTTCAGTAGTATTGCCTCGGAGATAGCAGTAGTCTCAGGAGGTCCGCCTTGTCAGCCATTTTCAATGGGCGGAAAACATCAAGCTCAGGATGACGCCAGGAATATGTTCCCTGAGGCTGTGCGCGCAGTTCGTGAACTCATGCCGAAAGCTTTCATTTTTGAAAATGTGAAAGGGTTAACTCGCGAAAGTTTTTCTTCCTACTTCTCTTATATACATCTGCAGCTTCAATATCCGGAGATTGTTCGTCGGGCCGATGAGGATTGGCCACATCACCGCATGCGTCTCGAAAAGCATCATACGTCTAACAAGAGTGCGCCGACTTACAATGTGATATTCGATGTATTGAATGCCGCAGATTTTGGTGTTCCGCAAAAGCGGGAGAGGGTGTTTTTCGTAGGCTTCAGGTCGGACCTGGGGGTGGAGTGGGCATTCCCAAAGACAACGCACTCCGCTACCTCCCTGTTAAGGTCTAAGTGGGTGGATGGGGATTATTGGGATCTTCATAAAATTGGTAAGAGATCTAGGCCGATAATTTCAGCTCAGCAAGAATTAATGTTTGAGCGATTGTCTGCTTCCGATGCTGATCCACGTCACCGGTGGAATACTACGAGGGATGCATTGCTTGGTTTGCCTGATCCAGAGCTTCGACCTTCCAATAAGTTTATAAACCATGTGTTTACTCCAGGTGCGAGATCCTACGTCGGTCATACAGGTAGTCTACTTGACGAACCGGCAAAAACTCTAAAAGCCGGCCAGCATGGGGTTCCAGGCGGGGAAAACATGTTTATCAAAGACGATGGGTCGGTACGATATTTCACGATCAGAGAGGCTGCGCGACTTCAGACTTTTCCAGATGAATATGAGTTTCATGGTTCTTGGAGTCAAGCAATGCGCCAGCTTGGGAATGCCGTGCCCGTAAAGCTTGCGGAAGTTGTGGCCGGATCGGTAGCCGCTAGTTTGCGGTCTGTTGCTGATTGTAATTCGTAAGAATGGTTGATCTGCTGGTTCTGTATGTTAAGGGAATGTTGACATGAACGAGGCAATGACTGCGGATATTCGCGAGAAGATAAAAGACAAGGTGTGGGCGAAGGCTCAGGAGCTAGGGTGGGAGAAAATCTCTCACTCGGAAAAGTCGAAGTGGTATGAGAAATGGTCCAAAGACAAGGATGTTGGGGGCGTCCTGTCGCGATATATGGACACCCGCTCAATCCGTGTCTATATAAAGGATACGCTTCTAAGGCCGTATCTTCGCACTTGTTTAGAAAAAAGCTGGGAGCAGGTCCGGTTGCTTTTGGGGGCTGAAGCCGAGGGGCGAACAGTTGTCAGTCGGATGGAAAAACCGCATGGCCATATCCTTGAAGGGGGTCTTGTGATTTGCTGGGGGAACAGCCGCGACTGGAAAAGTCTTGTCATTTCTGCATATGAGAGAGCATATGCGCTCGACAAAGGGATTGCTTACGGCGTCGCGTTGTTAGAGTCAGAAAAGAGAACGGATTGTCAAACCAAAGAAATGGTGAGCGATTTGGCGGTCCGTCTAGGCATTGCAAACATCTATTGGCTCGAATAACTTTTTAATAATTATCCATGCAGGGAGGGGATATGCGTTTCCGGGAAGCAAAGATCGAGAGTGTCGCGGACCTGCTGAAAAATCTTAAGAAACACATTGGCGACAATGAAATCATTTGGTTTCGAGGGCAGTCGACAAGCTCTTGGGGATTGATACCTTCCCTAGCAAGGGGCGAAGGAAAGCACCTTCAGAAAGAGGGCGCAATCTATAAGCGATTTATTCAAAATGCTACTCAGCTGATGAGTCAAACTCCCTTGGATGAGTGGGAGTGGTTGTTTGTAATGCAGCACCATCGAGCACCTACACGGCTGTTGGACTGGACCGAAGGACCTCTCGTTGCGCTCTACTTTGCGACTGCTAATTCGGCAAAAGATGACGTTGACGGCGCGCTTTGGTGCCTTGATCCGATAGCCCTGAACCGTCAAGCCAATGTGAGCTTCGCCTACGAGCTGGAGCTGCCTTCTTTTCGGGATAAGGCGCTTGAGAACTATCTTCCAAGTCGAATCGATCCTAAAAGCCCCATGCAGCCAGTCGCAGCCATTGGGCCTCGGGCCACAAAGAGAATGGCAGCCCAGATCGGTGCTTTTACAGTAAACCACAGTGTCTACAAACCCATGGAATCCCTGTATGATGGGAAGCACGTGTGGAAGTACTTCATCCCCAAGGAAAAGAAAGCAGAAATTAGACGGGAGCTGAAGTATTTAGGGTATTCTGCGCTGTCATTATTCCCTGATATTGACCAAGTCGCAGATCTTATACAGCGGGAGTATCTCAAGTGAAAAAATTTGATGTAGGATCCTTGCATGGAGCAAGCGTATGGACCCTTTATCGCATGAGAGATCGAATCCAAGTAAATCCTGATTATCAGCGTCAAGGTGAAGTCTGGACTATGGATAAGCGTCAGCTCCTGATAGATACCTTGATTAATAAGTTTGATATACCCAAGATATATCTTCACAAGTTTTCCAAGCCGAAGGTTATTTCGGGTGTTAGTTACGATTATGCTATTGTAGATGGTCGTCAGCGCTTGGAAACAATGTGGTCGTTTATCACTGGGAAGTTTGCGCTGTCTTCGGATTTTGAATATTTTTCATCGCCAGATGTTGAAGCTCATGGGATGACATATCAAGAGATAGCAAAAAAGCACCCTGACTTGAAAACGGATCTTGATAATTTTCAGTTGAATGTTATTACAATTGAAACTGAAGATGTTGACTTGATTGAGGAGATGTTTTCAAGGCTTAATGAGGCGGTTCCATTGACCGCTGCTGAAAAGCGAAACGCCTGGGGAGGACCGATTCCTCGTGCCATTCGGGAACTGGCGGGGGTTGAGTTTTTCACGAAAAAGCTGCCGTTCCAGAATAAGCGCTATAAGCACTACGATCTTGCTCTGAAATTTTTAATCACCATGGATCGAAATTCTGTAACCGATACTAAGAAAGCGTATCTGGATCGGTTTGTCAAAGAGCATGAGGCTGAAGCAAAAACAAAAAAAATCCCTTCGGTTAAAACTGCTAAAAGCGTTATGGAGGCGATGAGTACCGTTTTTGCAGATGCAGACCCACTGCTTCGATCGGTCGGTATGGTGATGCTGTATTTTCATCTTTTCAGGGTTGGGGTCGCAGAGGGATGGACTTCGTCAATTACGCGTCAGTCGCTGGTCAACTTTGAAAAGCTTAGGGAGAAGAATAGGGTTATGGCCGAAGATAACTTGTCCAGCGCAAGTTATGACTTGATTGAGTTTGACAGGTACTCGCAATCGCCTAATGATCTCTATGCTGTAAAGTTTAGACTGCAAATTCTGCTGCAGACAGTTGTAAAGAAGAACTATCCAATCGAAGAGCTTTGAGTGGTCAAGTTTGAATTTGGCCTCTTTCAGTAAGAGGCCAAGTTTCGTGTTCTTTTACTATTTTGTAGGTTTCACTATTTCTCCGATCCGGCGGTATACAGTCTCAGTGATGCGTTTGTCAGTGTGTCCCAGAAGGCGACTTGCGTGACCCAAATCACCGATTTCGCTTGCGGCCTTGGGGCGAATGTCTCTGAACTGAAACTGGCGAATCTGCTCGGCCAGAATCTTGTCCTCGCCCGATAGGGCAAGCCCAACTGCGGCCTTCCTAGCATCGTCGAAGCGAAGTCGAAGCATTGAGGCCGTGACAGCTCTACCGTCTTGTGTGGTGATCAGATAAGGGCTGCGAACTCCGCGCTCCTTCCGCTGAGCCAACAGGCGTTCTATGAGCAGGCCGAGGTGGTTAACCTGCTCCCCGGAGCGGAGCTCAATTCGCAGCTTCTTGGATGTCTTGCCCTGTGCGACCTGAAGGTATTCGTCATCGCAATCTGCGGCTCTCATGGAGAGAATATCGGCCGGTCGCTGGCCTGTGAGGTAGGCTAGATCCATAGCGTCGCGTAACTCGCTGGCAGCACGATCGTAAACGGCGTTCCAAATCTCTGCTCCAGCATAGAAATCACGGGGTCGCTCTTTGTTCTTACGCACGCCAGCAGCAGGGTTTTCCCTTTCGGTTATGCCCCATTCCCGCGCCATATTATATATGTGCGATAGAAGAGAGATCTCTCGGTTCGCGCGAACTTTACCTGATCGCTTATCTCTGTACTGAGCGATGATCTGAGGAGTGATTGCGTCGATCGGTGCATCGTCGAATGCTGCGCGAAGTTGTCTCAATGAGAGCAGGTTGTCTTTTTGTGTACGTGGCATCTTCCCAGGGATGACATCACGCTCATACCGATTAAAGACGTCACCCAGCAGACGGTTAATTTTCGGTATTGATTTTCGGTCGAGCTTGGCCCATTCAATTTTCGCCACATCCAAGTCTGTACCCAGCGGGATCTCAATGCGTTTACCATTCTCATCACGACCGTCGTAGTAATAGCCCACCCATTGTTTGCCGCTTTTCAAGGTGCGCACCCGCCTTAACATGCGCGGTGGCAGGTCTCTATTACTGGCTTTCTTAAAGCGCATTTCTCAACTCACTCGTGTCATGTCGAGCGTCCAAGTTTCGGCCGCCGCGTTTGCTTCAGATGCGTTCAGCCCGGCCAGCTTGAGGCGGGCATATAGACGACCCACTACAGGGCGTCGGGCACCACTTAATACATGCTTCCAACCGTTCGAAGCGAGCCACTGAATTTGTCTGGAAGGAGTCAGATAGCCGGTAATGGTGGCTATCTCATCTTCCGTCAGTAGCTCCCCGGGAAATGAAACGAGGGCGGCTGAGAGGTCGCTCGGGGTCATTGCTGGGTTCGTTTCCTTCATGACATCACCTCACTACCACCCTGAATCCAACCGGTAGAATGCTGTCGCTGCCACTCGCGGAACCTGTCCATTTCCAAGGGCTTTAAGTCGGTCCACCCTAAAGGCCACCCCATCAGCCACTCGACCCATGTCGGGTTCAATTGGCCACCGTGAAGGGCCATGACCGCGTGGTCTAACCGATCCTTCGAGCGGCTGGCGCCTGACCTGCGTTGGAGTGCGTTGGGTGATGAGCCTTTGGACATGCTCGCGACTGGGGTTGGCCAGGATTGGAGTGCGCGCGTCGTTTCTCCATCCAAGTAGCCAGATGCGCTCGCGTCTATGGGGCGCTCCGAGATCTGCCGCTGATACAAGACACCATTCCGAGTCGTACCCCATTTGGGTAAGGTCACCAACGACCATGGCAAGTCCTCGGTCCACAAGCATTGGTGAGTTCTCCAGGAGGACCTCTCCGGGCAATACTTCGCTGATGATTCGAGCCATGTCCTTCCAAAGCCCAGAGCGGGAGCCTTCGATTCCGGTGCCGGGACCAGCGCTGGATATGTCTTGGCACGGAAAGCCTCCAGAAATGACATCAACAAGCCCTCGCCAAGGTCGGCCGTCAAAACTGCGCACGTCAGACCAAATTGGGAAAGGCGGCAGAGCTCCATCGTTCTGTCGTTGCGCCAGAACTTGTGCGGCGTAGGCATCACGTTCAACTGCGCAGATTGTGCGCCAGCCGAGTAGGTGGCCCGCGAGTATTCCTCCACCAGCGCCCGCGAAAAGAGCCAGCTCATTCACTTGACCTCCTGGATGGACGGAATGGTAGGAAATAGGCATGCTCCATTTTTGATAATGGCTTGGAGCCATGAAGGATGTTGGACTTGAAGCAGATGGTTGAGCGTAGCCTTTGGGCGATGTGGTATTTGATGTTCGGGGCGGCCGGCTTCTGGCTTTTGGCTGGCTCTGTAGGGTACTGGGTGAAGCATGGTTGGCTTCCAAAAGATACCTCTGGCTGGGTTCAGGCTGTCGGTTCTATTTTGGCGATTTTTGTTGCCGTGATAGTTCCAGCGATTATGAAACGACATGAAACTCGAAGAAGACAAATAAGCGAGATAGAGGCCGAGCTGGGGGCTTATTACCAATTTAGAAATTTGATTCAAGAAACACAGGATCTCCTTTGGCAGCCCATTGGCAGTCGGCAAGGTGGCAGTGGGTACGGATGGAATAGAGAGTTTGTTTATGATCGTTGTTTGAATGTGATTGAGCGGCTGAATGTCTTGAGTTTGAAGAGTTCTAAGGTTTTGTTTTTGAAGCACATTTACGACGTGCGAATGCATGTTATGGAGTTCATCAAGCTGATTGTCCCTGACGACGTTTCCGGGAAGGCGGATCGGGATAAAATCGTGGAAGCGCTTACGGAAATTAAGTCTCATGTTAGTAAGCTGATCGCCTCTCAAACCTTGTACCTGGAGGCACTGGACTCTTGATTCGGTCCCATACCCCACGACACGCTGCGCGGGCGAGCGCTCCTGAGCGGTTTGCGTTGCATCAACACTGGCTGCCTGGGGCAGCTTTTCGTGGGGTATAAGTGCTGCGGTAGTGGCGCTAGCATGGGCATGAACGGATTTCCCGCACACTGCTGGGCCTTGGACGAGGCAGTTGCGGGGGGCTTGGGTCGTCATGCCGTCACCTCCACGCTTGCTGCACTGGCTGGAGTTTCGCGAAGTTGAATGTGAATGCGTTTAGCCAGATCTCCCAGTCCCGCGGCATTCCGCGCTGCGCGTGATGCCTGCTGAGTCGCCTTCATTGCGGCAAGCGTCCGCTCGGTCAGGCTCAGGGTTTCGATGGCGCTGATCAGCAACTCGTAATCTGCCCTGGTAACCGCTAACCCGGTGTAGGACATGATCCGGGCCTCCAGCTCGCGGATGCTGTCTTTGAGGTGTGCGATAGCCGTGTGGTGCTTTCTCTGGTCTGCTTCGGCTTGAACACGGGCCTCATTTAAGTCGTCCTGAAGGCCTTTGATCCGCAGTTTCAGATCAGCCTTCAGGCTCTGCTTGCCTGCGTCAAAGCCCCTGTTGAAGGCGCGATGTCGCGCTTTCGCAAAGAGGAAAGGCAGGATGGCCAGGGTGATCAGCCAGAGAATGCCAATGGCAAGAACTTGTTGATGTGGTTGCATGTGCTGTGCTCCAGAGTGCTCGCCGTCGCATAGGTGAGAGGTGGACGGCGAGCGGTTGCCCCTGAGGACCGGGGCCATCTAACTCATGTCGATTGCTTTGCTTCGTCGGCGCGGCGGTCCAGGTAATCGGCCAAGTCGTGCAGGTAGATCACGTGCTGCGCCTTTAGCGAGTTGTGCAGCTTTTTAAGCTTCAGCTGGATCTGGCCCTTCTGGACGAGTTCCTTGAATCGGCGATCAGTCTTGATGTGGGGGAAGTAGTGCTCCCGCACGGCGGTTAGCGTCGGGCAGGGGGTTGTCCACTGATTGCGCAGTTGGGCTAACGTGTCCCTCATGAACGTTCCTCGGCCCCCAAGTACCGAGGCCTGAGCTGGGCGCGCACAGCTTCCACAAGGTTGTCCTTGCAGTGGCCTTTTGTGTGGGCGCAAATGTCCCCAAGCTCATCCAGCACGATTACTCGGAATGGACGGGCTTTATCTGCGGTAGGGGTGATGTAGGCGACTTGGTCGGTTTCCAGCACCGTATTCACGGATTCGAGTGCCTCCCTCATGGCGGCTGCTGCCTGCGACTCGGTACCAGAGTCAGCTCGGCCATTGGCCACGTCTTGCAGGAAGTCCCGCAACGCCAGGTACTTCGCTGCATCGCGCCGTTTCAATGTGATCGAGCTATGTAGTGGCCCAAAGCGCACGCTGAGACGGTGAACCTCGTTGTCGTTCTCGACTTGAATCACTGCATCGGTGGTGGTTTCCGGCCGTTGCAGTGGGCAAGTCGTGAAGCCGCCTTCGTCCAACGTTTTCTGAAGCAGCATCACGCGCTTCAAAGAGAGCGTGTAATCGGTCATGCGGCACCCCCTGCGCATTGAGCGGGAATCGCTTGAGCTGTACCGAATTGGTTGATGATCACCTGCAGTCCGGTGCGGCGCTGGAATGCCAGAACCTTCTGCACACTGGTGCAAGCGGTGGGGTGAATCAGGACTGTGCCTGGCTGTTTGTACTGTGCTGATTTCATGGTCCGTGTCCTTTGAGTGAGAGGTGACACGGGTCGAAATTAGCAAAAGCTAAAATTTACATCAATAGCAATTGCTAAATTATTTTGGCGTGGCAGTACCTGCCTGATGGCCGGTAGCTGCGAACGGGGAAGGGGGGTTACAGCTTTTTAGCGTTCCAGGCGAGCAGCACGCGAGCCTGAATGTGCATTCGATCAATCATGGACAGATCAATCGTAATCGGGGGGTAGATCGAGTTGTCCGAGATCATTCTGAGCTGCCCGCCAGTCAGCCGCTGGAGGCGCTTTATGTATAGGTCGCCGTCCAGTGTGAAGACATAGATCGCATCTGTTTTGACCTCTGTAATCCCACGGTCGACCAGCAGTGCATCACCGTCCGCGAACGTGCCAGTCATGCTGTCGCCGTTGCCGGAGATGATCGCCAGATTGTCGACCTTTGAGAACGTTAGGCCCTGCATCCTCAGCCAGTCGAGGTGCACGGTCATGTCGCGTATCACTTCAATGTGCATATAGGGGGCTGCCTTGCCATGCCCCATTGATGCCGCGATGTCCAAGTGCGGTATCAGTATGAAGTTCTTGTCCTTGGCCGCTCGGGCCGAGAGGTGAACGACATTGTCCGGGGCTTTGTGGGTGGGGCTCTCCGATGGCGGAGAGGTAAGCATCCCTGCAGTAAGCCCGATCTTGAGCTCTAGATTGAGCGCAGCCTTTTCCCCCAGCTTCCGATGGCCGTTCAACAGTTGCGACAGATACGACGCGTCCAGGTCATGAGCCTCGGCGAATTCCTTCTGGCTCATGGTCCCCATGATCTTGCGGAGGGAGGCGATACGCCTTTCGTTGATATCCATGTGGTGATGATTGCTTTCCGTTAGCAAACAGTAAATTACAAGATGCTATTGTTTTGCCGATTAGCAATTGCTAATCTCGCCATCCATGGAGGTGTCTATGACGCTTAGCGAGTACCTGAAAACGATGGACAAGGAAGGGCTGGCAGCCTTTGCCCGCCACTGCGGAACGTCTGCCGGTCAGTTGAAGCAGGTGGCTTACGGAAACCGTCGTGCGAGCGCCGGCCTGGCTGTAAGCCTTGACCGAGAAACGGGCGGAGCTATCCGTTGTGAAGAGATGCGGCCTGATATCGACTGGGCCTATTTGAGAAACACCAGAAATTAAGGTGCTGGACCGGGGCCTCTCACCTCCCCAGTCCAGCGACGACGACGCACAGCACAGTACATCGGTCGTGGTTGTAGGATAGGTCCTACCTGTTCCTGTGACTACACCGTAAATCGAGGTTTTACGGTTATGAGTCGCATTGATCTTTTGCCGGGCGCTGGCCCGGTGCTCACCTTGCGGCAGGCGCTCTATCGCGCAGGTCGTGACTATCGCGGTGGTATCACTAAGCTGGCCTTCGACATGGGGCTTGAGGTCGACACGCTGCAGAAGAAGCTTCACCACAATGAAGATCGCCGCTGGCCGACCCCGGACGAGCTGGAAGAGATCGTGCAGTGGACTGCCGACCCTCGCTTGCTTGACGCCCTGGTTCGTCCAGCAGGAGCTGTTTGGTATCGCCCTGAGCCAGTCCCGGCTACCAATGATGCCTTGAAGGCTGTCGGTAAGTTGCTTGAAGAGTCGGGCGAGTTTGTCTGCAGCTTGCACGATGGCGCGTCCGACAACGTCTGGACTGCGGTGGAGGTTCTGGACCTGGAGCAGCGGGGGCTGGATGTTATCCGCCAGGTGCTTTCCATCATGGCGGGTGCACGCCAAGCCATGGAGGACCGCTGCCATGGCTGATGCAGCTGACCTGGCCAATGATCAGGCCGAATACTTCCTCCGGCTTTCTCTCCTGCGCCATGCCCGGGGCGCCGCTAAGCCAAGCGCTCAGTATTGCGTGGACTGCGATGATGCGATTCCGCTAGCCCGCCAGCGGTCTGTTGCTGGCTGCCAAACCTGTGTGGATTGCCAAGAGCTGCGGGAGCGCCGCAGATGAGCGAGCGCCCAACTCCTACCACAGCTGATTGGGCGCGGCGCTACATTCAAACCTTCAATCTCGCCTTGGTTCCTATGGAGCCAGGCACGAAGGGGCCGACGCAAGAAGGCTGGAATAAGCCCGGCGGCTATTTCACTGATGTCGCAAGCGCCGACCAGTTTTGGACCGCAAATCCGAGTCATAACCTAGGCGTTGTACTTGGTCCGAGCCGTGCCTGCTCCCTTGATGTTGACGATGCAGAGTTCACCCGCTTGGTGCTGCAGCAGACGCATGGCATCGACGTTGATGCGCTCGCGGAGTCATACCCTACCTCTGTGGGTAATCCTGCACGATTCCGCATCATGTTCCGCGTTCCTGATGGCGTGGATCTGAGGAAGCATGCGCTGGTTTGGCCGAACAAGAATGACCCCGACGGCATTATTCACAAGGGGCTGATGGTTCAAATAAGGGCTGCAGTCGATGCAAAAGATGAAGCCAGGGAGGCGGCACTCCGCATGGCTGCTGAGCCATTCAAAAAGCTCACCGTGTTCGAGCTTCGCGCTGGCCTAGTGCAGGACGTATTGCCTCCGTCGATCCACCCGAGTACTGGCAAGCCGTACACCTGGCGTAAGGCGCCGGACGCTAACGGTTTGCCTGACCTGCCTGGGGAGCTGCTGGCAATCTGGCAGGGTTGGGAAGAGTTCAAGCCGAATGGCGAGGCGTTGTGCCCTTGGAGGCCGCAGCCGGCTGTTCCAGTGAGCAGACCTGCTGTCACTCCCCGGCCCACAGCAGCACGTTCTGGAGAGCCTCTGCCCGAGGTCATTCCTGAGTTCAACCGAACCCACGACATCGCCACGATGATCGAGGCGCATGGCTACAAGCGGGTTGGCAGCAAGTGGTTGTGCCCGCAGAGCAGCTCGGGGCTTCCTGGTGTGACCATTACCAACGATAAAAAGCTGTACTCGCACCACACGTCAGACCCGCTGGCTAACGGACACAAGAACGATGCGTTCGATGTGTTCTGCATCTTGATGCACAACGATGACAGGCGGGCAGCGACCCGAGCGGCTGCGCAGATCCTGGGCATTGACGCCAACTCACGACAGCCTGCTCCGCCACCGCTGGGCGAGCTTCCCCGTGCCCCAACGGTGGCAGAGCCGGCCAAAGAACCTTCAGCTGTCGAGGGCAGTACCGAGCGCTTTCCCCAAGCTTCGAACAGTGAACCAGCCAGCTCGGCCGCCTCCTCGCTCGTCGGGGGGGAGGGGGGAAGTGCAATGGATATTGCCACCGCAATGCGCCGCTTCGCCCTGGTCGAGGGGACCACAAACGTATGGGACATGGACAAGGCAAAGCCTATGAAGCGTGGCGGCTTCGAGGCTCTAGTAGGCAAGCCACTCGCTAAAGAGTGGATGGAGCGTACGGACAAGAAGCTGATCGCTACCGAGCAGGCCCAAGAGCTTGATCAGGCCCGCCGGCTGTCAGCCAAGAAAGGTGGGGCGCTGAAGCTAGATCCTATCGAGCGATATGTGTACATCGATGGGACCAAGGACGTTTGGGACCGAGAGAAGAAACGCCGTATCGCCGAAGGCGCCGTGAAAATGGCCATGGGGGAAGAGTACAAGTGGTGGCTCAATAGTCAGGATCGCCGCGTAGTGGACGTGGACCACATCGTGTTCGATCCCACCATGACCAAAGATCCCAACATCTACATCAACACTTTCGAGGGGCTACCCCTGGAGCCGGTGCGTGATGACGCTGCCTGCGAGAATCTGCGGTGGTTGATTTCGTTCCTCTGTAACCATGACGGGGATGCGCTGGCTTGGCTGACGAAGTGGTTGGCGTATCCGCTGCAGAACATGGGGGCCAAGATGGACACAGCGGTGCTTATGCACTCGATCATGGAGGGCTCGGGCAAGAGTCTGCTGTTCGCTGATATTTTCGGTCAGCTGTACGGACAGTACGCCGCGACTGTTGGCCAAACGCAGTTGGAAGGTAGCTTCAACGCCTGGCAAAGTCGCAAGTTGTGGGCTGTGTTCGAGGAGGTCGTTAGCCGTGACCAGCGGTACAACCAGGTGGGCAAAATCAAACACATGATCACTGGCAAGACGGTGCGGATGGAATCGAAGTTCATCAATGGTTGGGAAGAAGCCAACCACATGAATGCGGTCTTCCTGAGCAACGAAATCATGCCGTGGCCTATCAGCGATGATGATCGCCGGATGCTGGTGATGTGGCCCCTGCAAACACTGCCGGTGGAACGGCAGAAGGCTATTGGTCGGGAGTTGGTCAACGGAGGGGTGGCGGCTCTGTACGGTTGGCTGCTCGCGGTGGATCTCGGCGATTTCAACCAGCGCACCCGACCTCCTAAGACCGAGGCGCGCCAACGTTTGGTCGCGCTTAGCCGAACGGCATGGCAAACTTTCCTGCACCTTTGGCGAACTGGAGAGCTTGGCGGAGGTCTTTGGGGATGCTGTTTGGCCACAGATCTGTATGCTCTGTTCATTGAGTGGTGCTCGCGTAACAAAGAGCACTCCATGAGTCAGACCAAGTTCTCGTTGATGCTCAGCGCAACAGTGCAGAAGACGCGCTCAATCCCTTGGACGGAGCGTAACAACCGTCGCTTTGCGGCGTTCTTCTTCCCTGATGATCCCGAAGCTTCCCTGCCCCCATCGTTCAATGCGGCCGAGCTGGGGCAAACCGTAATCACCTGGCGCAGCAAGGCGAAACTTGCAGGGTGGAACGTCGATGCTTGGGAACACGTGAAGGGGGTGGCGGCATGAAGCCGAGAGCCACCGTGTTGGGTGTGTTGGGTTTGTGTTGGGTAGGTTTGAGTAACCCAACACACATAGAGCCCCCGTATTTCAAGGCTTCCCGTGCCCCTGTGTTGGGTGTGTTGGGTTTGCGCGCACGTGCGCGCGTGCGTGAAATATTTTTCTCAATCCAAAGCCCCTACAAAAAAACCTATGCGAGGACTAAAAAACCCAACAAACCCAACACACTCAACACACATATTGATAAAGCATTGAATCTATTGGGTTTTAGCTGTGTTGGGTTTGTGTTGGGTTGCTGTTTATTGTGTTGGGTTAGGGAATTTGGGGGCACACACTCATGAATGACGAAGCGGAGCGCCTACAAATGGTTGAAGCCCTGATGCGGCATTGGGGAGAGCAGCGGGCACTCCTCGGCCATCAGGCCGGATTGGGCAGTCAAATGGGCAGCATCATGGAGTGGAAGGGCGCAGCTCCGCGCGGTGGAGTTGCTGGGGCGAGAGTGCTCATTGGTGGTGCGGGCTTGGATCATTCGGCGGCGGAGATCGATGCGGCTGTTGCGGAGTTGGAGCGTCGCGACGAACGCGGGGCAACCCTGGCGAAACTGGCCACTTACCGGTATCTGCATGGGGCAACAATCCGTGAGCAAATGCGCGAGGTCGGGCTGCTAGAGGGTGCCGACCGGACCTACCGGAACTGGATCAAAGCACTGCATCTGCAGGTGCTGGCGATCCTGATGACTCGATCCGGGCCTAACAGACGACATACCGTTCGTCGGTTCTCAATGCGCCGAGTATGCGCCGAAGGTGCGCCGAAGTAGCGCCGAAGCGGCGAACCGAAAACAGGCTCTTTTCGGTTTTTCCGATGGCATGTACAAAGGCGTCAGGATATCAAAAGTGCGCTTAGGCGCTCCCCCACAAGCACTGCGCTGTGCAACCCGCTCCGACCTGTCGGCGCATCGAGAACCCTGCCATCTGGCGGGGTTTTCTATTTCCGGCGCCGTGCCTTGCCAATGAGGCTTACATGAACAGCGAGCAACAAACGTTAGCCGAACTGCCGATCTGGATGGTGATTGTGCTGTCCCTGGTCGGTGGTGTTTCGGGAGAGATGTGGCGGGCGGATATGGCGGGTGCTCGCGGTTGGGGGTTGATTCGCCGGTTAGCGTTGCGGTCTGGTGCCTGCGTCACCTGCGGGCTTTCGACCAACATGTTGCTGTACGCCCTCGGCGTTTCGGTATGGGCGGCGGCAGCGGTTGGTTGTTTGGCTGCGATGGCTGGCGCCGATGTCGCTATCAACCTTTACATGCGCTGGGCCGCGAAGCGCCTCGGGCTGGAGCAGGCGCCGCCCCAGACCGGCGAGCCGGGGCAGTGACCCGGCCGGCAGCCCCGGCAGGGCGGGGGACCCTGGCGATATGGCCGGGGTACGGGGCAGGAAACCCGCGGTTCTTTGTTAGCGGGAGGTTCACCAGCTTAGTGAACTGCGGTGAACTGGTTAACCCCCTGAATTCATTGGGTGAACTGGACGTTTCGACATGACGCAGCTGACGAAATCGGAGTTCGCCGCCCGGCACGGATGGTCGAAATCCTACGTTTCCAAACTGGCCAAGCAGGATCGCCTGGTGCTGACCGATGACGGCAAGGTCGATGTCGAAGCCACGGAGTTGCTGCTGGCCGAGTCCGCTGATCCGAGCAAGGCGGCTGTTGCTGCCCGCCACGAGGAGAGCCGCATCGAACGTGACGTTCGAAGTCAGCTTCAGCCCGGCCCCGGCCCATCGACGGTATCACAGCCGGATCTGGCGCCCGGCGGTGCTCACAACTTCCAGAAAGCGAAGGCGCATCGCGAGTATTACCTCGCCCAACTGGCCGAGGCCGAGTTCAACAAAGTCCAGGGCAACCTGGTGGAGCGGAAAGCGGTGGAAGACGCGGCCTATGCGGCGGGCAGGATGCTTCGTGACCAGTTCTTCGGGCTTGCGCCTCAACTCGCTGCCGAGCTGGTAGGGAAGAGTGACCCATGGGATATCGAGAAGCACCTCGCCAGCGCCTTCCGCCGAGTCTTCACCGAGGTCGACAAGATGAGCAGCATCGACCTCGACCGAGCGATCACACAGAGCTGAGCCTATGCCAACCGGATACGCAAACGGTGCTGAGGTGTACCGCGAAGCGTATTGCCGAGGGCTGACGCCTGACCCCGAGTTGTGGGTAGACGAGTGGTCGGATGAGTACATGCGGATCCCGCGTGATACCGGCGCCGCCGAGCCTGGCAAGTACCGCACCGCGCGTACACCGTATGCCCGTGAACCTATGCGCTGCCTGTCCCCAGCCCACCCGTGCAAGCGGGTGGTGACCAAGGTCGCATCGCAGCTGATGAAAACTCAGATCGCCTTGAACTGGATCGGTGCGCTGATCCACATGGCTCCATCCAACATCCTGACGCTGCTGCCCAGCTTAGCCTTGGCCAAGCGGGTGTCTTCGCGGATCGGCAAGACGATTGATGTCACGCCCGAACTCAAAGCGCGGGTGGCGGCCAACCGGTCCAGGGATGCCCGCAACACCATGGACACCAAGGAGTTCGAGGGCGGCACGCTGTACGCCACCACGGCTGGCTCGGCTGCCAACCTGTCCGAGCTGTCGGCGCGGTACATCTACGGCGATGAAGTTGATCGTTGGGATGTCGACGTCGACCAAGAGGGTGACCCCATCAAGCTGGCCGAGGCCAGGGGCAGTACCTTCGGCCGCAACGCCAAGTTCTATTTCTCCAGCTCACCACTCATCAAAGGGGCGTCGCGAATCGACGACCTGTTCATCATGGGCGATCAGCGCCATTTCTATGTGCCGTGTCCGGCTTGTGGGCACATGCAGGTGTTGAGATGGGATCGCCTGCTGTACTCGGCTGACTTCAGCACTGTGCATTACCAGTGCGCTGGCTCGGATTGTGATGTGCTGATCGAGGAACACCACAAAAGCGAGATGCTGGCCAAAGGCGAGTGGCGTGCGCATGCGAAGGGGGACGGCGAGACGGTGAGCTTCCACCTCAATGCGCTGTATGCCCCGCTAGGCTGGCACTCGTGGGCGATGTTGGCCCGCGAGTTCGAAGAAGCCAAGCGCGCCCAAGACCGTGGGGACCTAGAGCCCATGCAGGTGTTTTACAACACCCGCTTGGCTGAGGTCTGGGACAGTGCCGTCGAGCAAACGAAAGCTGAGGTACTGCAGGCCCGCGCGCTACAAGAGGACTATGTCCTTGGCACCTTGCCCGTTGGGGCGCTTGCCTTGACAGCATCCGTCGACGTCCAAGCCAACCGTCTGGAGCTGATGGTAATGGCCTGGGGTACCGGCATGGAGCGTTGGGTGGTCGATCACCAGGTGATTCCTGGCGATCCGGCAGACGAGCGTACTTGGTCGCTGTTGGACGAGCGGCTGAAAGTCCGGTATCGGCACCCCTGCGGCGTAAGCCTCGGGATCCTGGCCACCGGCATCGACTCCGGCGGTCACCACACGCACGAGGTCTACCAGTTCGCCCGCGTGCGCCGCTGGCGCAACGTGTTCGCGCTCAAGGGTGCGAGCAAGCCGGGTCGGCCGGTCATCGCCCAGCGCCCGTCCCAAGTGGATGTCACCTGGAAGGGCCAGACGGAGCGCAACGGTGCAGAGCTGTGGATAGTCGGGACCGACACTGCCAAGGACTGGATCTACAACCGCTACAGCTTCGACAAAGGGCCTGGCGCGTTGCACTTCGCCAAGGACCTGCCCGACGAGTTCTTCCAGCAGTGTGTAGCTGAACGAAAGGTCGCCCGCTATGTGAAGGGCTACAAGCGGATTGAGTGGGTCAAGGGCAAGGCCGACCGCAACGAGGCACTTGACTTGATGGTGTACAACCTGGCCATGGCCAACTTCCTCGGCCTGCACCGCTACGGCGAACAGGACTGGGACAAACTGAGGCAGGCGCTGGCGCAGGCGAACCTGTTCGAGCAAGACGAACCGGAGCCAGCTAGGCCCCAGGCCAGCGAGCCGGACGACGATCAGGACGACGAGATCGATTCACCAGCGCCCGCGCCTGTACCGGTCAAGCGTAACGATCCACCGCCACCTCCACCGCCGGCTCCCCGTGCGGTGCCCCAACCCATGCAACGCCGCAGCTCCAGCAGCGGCTACCTGAAGAGACGCTGACATGGCCTATACAAAAGCACACCTCGACGCTGTCGAGCGGGCGATTGCGCGCGGTGAAAAGATCGTTCGCTACTCGGACCGCACCGTCGAGTATCGAACGGTGGACGAGCTGATTAAGGCTCGCGACCTGATCCGCACTGAGCTGACGAATGCCGCCGGGCCACGTTCGCGCGTCGTGCGCGTATTCCACGGAGGCAAGGGGCTGTGAGCGGACGTTACTTGTCCCTCGGACGCTCGGGTATCTTGGTGCCCGAGCGGATCAAGGCAAGCTATGA